AGGCTATCAAAAACGTTGGATTGCCGACGATAGCCAACTCAAGATTGCGGAAAAATCTCGTCGAACAGGTTTAACTTGGGCGGAGGCTGCTGATGATGTGCTGATTGCTAGCCGAGCCAAATCTGAAGGTGGTTCGGATGTGTTTTATATTGGCTCAAACAAAGAAATGGCTCGTGAATTTATTGATGCCTGTGCGATGTGGGCAAGTAAATTCAATCGTGCAAGCGGTCAAATTCAAGAAGAAATTTTCAACGATGAAGATAAAGACATTCTGACCTACGTTATCTATTTTGCCTCGGGCTTTAAGATTAAGGCGTTATCTAGCAACCCGAAAAACTTGCGTGGTATGCAAGGGGTGGTTTGTATTGATGAGGCTGCTTTCCACGAGAAACTTGCCGAAGTGCTGAAAGCTGCTCTTGCTCTTACGATGTGGGGGGCAAAAGTGCGGTTGATTTCAACCCACAATGGCGTGAATAATCTCTTTAATCAGCTTATTCAAGACAGTCGAGCAGGGCGTAAAAGCTACTCTATTCATACGATTACCCTTGATGATGCGTGCCGTGAGGGGCTGTATCAGCGTATTTGCCAAGTGAGTAAAAAAGAGTGGTCGCCAGCTTTAGAAGAGAGCTGGAAAAAAGGTTTATTACGAGAAACAGCCACAGAAGAAGATGCGTTAGAAGAATATTATTGCGTACCGAAACAAAGTTCTGGCGGTTATATCCCTCGCCCCTTGGTAGATCGTGCGGCAGATAGTTCAAAAATCAAACTCGCCTTTGAATGTGATGAGAAGTTTATGACTTGGACGGAAGAAGAGCGAGAGGTGATCACAACAGAATGGCTACTAAAAAAAGTGCTACCTCACTTAGAAAATCTCAATAAAGAACAGCGACATAGCTTTGGTGTGGACTTTGCTCGTACGGGCGACTTGAGTGTGTTTTCGGTGTGTGCTTGTTTGCCAAATACGGCACGACACATTGAAATTACCCTTGAAATTTGTAACTGTCCTTATAACCAACAACGACAAATTATGCTGTTTGTGTTGAAACATCTCCCTCGTTTTATTGGGGCGGCATTTGATGCCACAGGTAATGGGGGTTATTTAGCGGAAGCTGCCTTAATTCGTTATGGGGCCTCAATGATTGAAACCGTACAGCTTAACGATAAGTGGTATCGGGAGTGGATGCCGAAGTATAAAGCCTTGTATGAGGCGGACTTAATTCGCATTCCGCAAGATGAAGAGATTATTTTAGACCAAGGGCATATTGTGGTGATCAACGGTGTGCCGAAGATTGATAAAAACCGCTCACAAGGGAAATCAGGCAAACGCCACGGCGATAGTGCGGTGGCGTATTGTATGGCGGTGCGTGCGAGCTATATGACAGGGGGCGAGCTTGCGTATATTCCCTTGCCAGCCAAACATCGCAGCCATAATGATGATGAATTTGATGATTTTATTGATGAGTGGCAAGGTTATTAAGGATAGATTATGGGGAAAAGTAGAATTTTAGATATTCACGGCAAGCCGTTTACCTTTGATGATGAAGTACAAACGGAAAATGACAGCCGTTTGGCCCTATTGCAACGCCATTATTCAGACCACCCAAGCAGTGGCTTAACCCCAGCCAAAGCAGCCCGTATTTTGCGTGCGGCTGAAATGGGCGATTTAGTGGCTCAGGCGGAACTGGCTGAAGATATGGAAGAAAAAGATGCGCACTTACATTCGGAGTTGAGTAAAAGACGCAATGCCATTTTAACGGTAGATTGGCAAATTAGCCCACCGCCGAACGCCACGCCCGAAGAGCAACGTGATGCAGAAATGCTGGAAGAAATCCTGCGTGATGCGGTGTGGTTGGATGATTGCTTGTTTGATGCCACCGATGCCATTCTAAAAGGGTTCTCTTGCCAAGAAATTGAGTGGGAGCCGCATTTAATCGGTGGCTTAAAGTTGATTAAAAATGTGCATTGGCGTGACCCTGCGTGGTTTATGACACCGCCTGAGCAGCGCAATGTGTTGCATTTGCGCGATGGTTCAATCAATGGCGTGCCGTTGGCTCAATTTGGTTGGATTAACCATATCGCTAAGGCAAAAACAGGCTATTTATCTCGGATTGGTTTGGTTCGCACTTTAGTGTTTCCGTTCATCTTTAAAAATTATTCGGTGCGTGATTTTGCCGAGTTTTTGGAGATTTACGGCTTGCCAATGCGTTTGGGGAAATATCCTGAAGGGGCAACTAATAACGAAAAAACCACGCTTTTGCGAGCGGTAATGGGAATTGGGCATAATGCTGGTGGTATTGTACCTCGTGGTATGGAGATTGAATTTCAAAATGCGGCGGACGGTAATGCTGAGACCTTTATGCAGATGATTGAGTGGGCAGAAAAATCTATGTCGAAGGCGATTTTAGGTGGCACACTCACTTCACAAGCCGATGGCAAAACCTCCACCAATGCCCTTGGTGATGTGCATAACGATGTGCGGTTAGAAGTGCGTAATGCCGACTTAAAACGCCTTGCGGCAACGCTGACAAGGGATTTGGTTTATCCGCTTTATATTCTGAATAAAGGCTCGCAAGCTGATCATCGCCGTTTGCCTCGTTTTGAATTTGATGTTTCTGAAAGCGAAGATATCAACCAATTTGCTGACGGGTTAAATAAGCTAGTGGATATTGGCTTTAAAATCCCTGCACAGTGGGCGCACGATAAGCTACAAGTGCCGATTGCGGCTGATGATGAGCCTGTATTAGCACGTAAAACTGCCCCTGATATGACCGCACTTTTATCTGCTAAGGCAAATTCACAAGGCTTTGCGGTGCTTTCTGCTCGTCCTGATCCTGATGATTTAGTGGAACAACTTGAACCCACTGCCGAACAATATCAAGAGATTATTGACCCGATTTTAAAGCCTGTGGTGAAAGCCTTGGAGCAAGGGGGTTATGAGTATGCACAAGAGAAAATAGCAATGCTTTATGCGGATATGGACGACAGCAAGTTGGAAGAGACCTTAACTCGTGCAATTTTTGTGAGTGATTTATTGGGGCGACTTTATGCCAAACAGTAATGTAGATATGGGCTATGTGCTACGCCTTGAGCCGAAGGCAGCGGTGGATTATCTCAAATCCAAGGGCTATAACATTACGTGGAATTGGTATGAACAACTTGAAGATGCTCACGTTAAAGCCTTTACCGTAGCGAAAGCGACCAAAATGGAAGTGCTAGAAACCATTCATCAAGCCGTGATTGAAGCGGTGGAAAAAGGCATTTCAGAACGTGATTTTATTAAACAGCTTACCCCCAAATTACAACAGCTTGGCTGGTGGGGCAAGGCAGTGGATGAAAACGGCAAAATTGTTCAGCTAGGTAGCCCACGTCGTTTAAAGCAGATTTTACGCACAAATAAAACCGTAGCCTATCAAGCGGCTCGTTATATGGAACAAATGGCAAATAGCGATGAGCAACCTTACTGGCAATATATGGCTGTAAAAGATAGCCGTACTCGTGCCAGCCATTTAGCTTTACATGGTAAGGTTTATCGTGCCGATGATCCAATTTGGGACACCCTTTACCCCCCGAATGATTGGGGGTGTCGCTGTTATGTGCGAGCCTTAAGTGAATTTCGGTTAAAACGTGAAGGCTATAAAGTTGAAAGCAGTCAAGGGCAATTAGCCACCGTTGGTGCTGTTGCTGGTGTAGATGAAGACACTGGCGAAGAAATTCGAGTGGCAGTCACGCAAGTAACCACACCCAATGGGGTAATGAAAACGGGAGCAGGTTGGAATTATAACGTGGGGCGAGCGACTTATGGCGCAGATATTAGTTTGATCCGTAAATTGCAACAGGTACAAAACCCAGAATTACGACAGCAGACTATTCAAGCTATTAACCATAATCGTGAACGGCATAAGGTGTTTGCGAATTGGGTTAAGGCCCATTTAGGCAAGCGTGGGGCAAGCAATCGCTATATGTCTGCTGGCATTATTTCCACCGACATCGCACAGAAAGTTACTGAGTTATCGGGTGGCGAAAAGTATTCTGAACGCCTACTTGTGATGACTGAAAAGAGTTTGGAGCACGCCAATAGCAGCAAGCACCATCAAGGCGGAATAGGTCTATCCGAGGAAGAATATGCAAGTATTTCAAAAATTATCGCCGCTCCCGATCTTGTGTTGTGGGATAATTTGCCTGAACACCGCAACCTGATCTACATTGACAAGAAACGCTTGATTAAAATTGTAGTCGAACCACAATTTAATACCGCAAGGGTAAAACCAAAAGAAAAACTTGATGCGGTAATTAACGCTTATAGGGTTGATTACGAGGAAATTAAGAAACAGGTTAAAGGGGGCAACTATAAAATCGTTGAAGGGGAACTGTAAGCTATGGGGGGACTTGAACCCCCAGTATATCTAGCAAATGCCAGACCGTGTTACCTTTTCACCACATAGCTTAACGGTTTAAAAAGTAATCTACCTCTATTTTTACAGGAAGTCAAATGGATCTTCATTATCAATTTGAAGTTAAAGCTATTCAACAAGCCTTTCAGCGTTTAGCCGCAGAGGGGGGTAATTTGCTCAATGCTAAACGTAAAATCGCAGGCGTTTTACGCTCAGAAGCAGAATTTGCCTTCGAGCGTGAACAAACACCAGAAGGCGAAGGGTGGAAACCATTGAATGAAGATTATCGCTTACGCCGTTTTAAACAAGGCTACACAGGCAATAAACTACAAAAGACAGGAAAATTAGTGGCGAGTGTCACTATCGACTATGGCGATAATTTTGTGGTAATCGGTGCTGCTGAACCTTACGGGCAATATCATCAACTTGGCACAACGCATATGACAGCCCGTTCTTTTTTAGGCTTAGGGCAAAATGGTGTTGATGAAATTGTGGATATTTTACAGCGTGAAATTAAAAACGCCCTAGAAACGGCATAGACGCATTTTTAAGAATAACCCGAATAATCTATCATCTTCAAAAATTTAAACGCACTTAAACGCATTTAAACGGTATTTAAACGGGGGTATGGATTACCCCTGAGCGGAAATTTTTATTTTTCACGGCAATTTCTCTCTTTTTTCTCTCTTTTTCACTTCCCTCTCGCCTATTTAAGGCTTGAACCATCACAAACGCAACCAGCTCGCCATTTATTCCACAATGGCATTATGAAAGCAAAACTCCACCCCATTGCGGTTTTAACCGCTCAACTCACTTCAACTGCTGATGGTTGGCAACAACTGCTCCCGAAAGGCGAATTTCGCTCACGGGACGGTTCGCCGACGGATGTGGCACATTGGTTTATTGATGAGGCGATTGCACATCGTTTAATTGAGCAAGTTCGTGCGTTAAAGCAGGACGTGCTGGTGGACTATGACCACGAGACGATTGTGAAAGCCAAACGTGGCATTGATGCAGGCAATGTGGTTGCGGCAGGTTGGTTTAATGCCGATGAAATGCAATGGTTTGATGATGAGCAACGTCAGGGGTTATTTATTAAACCTCGTTGGACGGCAAAAGCCTATCAGCAAATTAAAGACGGTGAGTTTGCTTTTCTAAGTGCTGTTTTTCCTTATGACAAAAACGGCATCCCCCTTGAATTGCGAATGGCAGCCTTAACCAACGACCCTGGCGTGACAGGTATGCAACGTTTGGCGGTGCTTTCGGCTTATTCGCACGCCCAATCAAAAGAGGAAATCCCAATGAATAAACTGTTACAGGAATTGCTGAAAAAGCTCGGTATTGAGCTGGCAGAAGGTGCAGAGCCGACTGAAGAGCAAGCCAATAACGCCAAAACTGCCCTTGATGCGTTGATTAGCGGCAAAGCGGATGCCGAAGCACAGGTGGCAACCTTAAATGCCAAAGTCAATACAGTGGACTTAACCCAGTATGTACCAAAGGCAACCTATGATGCCACCGTCAATCAATTAGCGGTGCTTTCTGCCCAATCAGCCGAAAACGACATTAAGCAAGCGGTGGATAAAGCTCGCAATGAAGGGCGAGTGTTAGCTGCTGAAGTGGATTACTTAACGGCATTTGGTAAGCAACAAGGTTTAGCGGCATTAAATGCTATGTTGTGCAGCCGTCAGCCGATTGCGGTGTTATCTGCTACCCAAACGAGCCAACTTGAGCAACCTGCGAAAGCTGAAAAAGGGGTGGCAGTGTTAAGTGCATCTGACAAAGAAGCAGCGAAATTACTCGGTATTTCGGAAGAAGAATTTGCAAAACAACTGGAGGCAAAATAATGGCAAATGTAACGCCTGATTTAGTCAAATCCCTGTTTACGGGCTTTGCGAAGAATTTTAAAGAAGGTTTGGCAAAAGCCCCTTCTCAATATACGGCGATTGCAACGGTGGTGAAATCCACAACGGCATCGAATACCTATGGTTGGCTTGGTCAAATGCCGGGTTTAACGGAATGGGTGGGCGACCGTACGTTGACGGCTATTCAGTCTCACGGTTATGCAATTGTTAATAAAAAATGGGCAAGCGGTGTTGAAATCCAACGCACCGACATCGAAGACGACAATGTGGGAATTTATAGCCCGTTGATTGAAGAGCTTGGTCGTGCAGCAGCAGAAAAACCAGATGAATTGGTGTTTGCCGCATTAAAAGCGGGCTTTACCACAGAGTGTTATGACAAGCAGTATTTCTTTGATACTGACCACCCCGTCGGGGCAAATGTTGATGGCACTAGCCCGCAATCTGTAAGCAATATTACTGATGATGGTACTAGTGTGACAGAAGATAATGCGTGGTATTTGCTTGACTGTTCTCGCTCCTTGAAACCATTGATTTACCAAGAACGTAAAGCCCCAACGCCAGCGCAAATTACGGATGCAAATGACGAAAAAGTCTTTATGAAAGATGTGTTTACCTATGGTGTAGATAGTCGCTCAAATGTGGGTTATGGTTTCTGGCAAATGGCTCACGCCGTGAAAGGTAAGCTGACTGCGGAGAACTTATGGAAAGCCATTAGTGCTATGCGTGCTGTACGTGGTGATGGCGATAAGCGCTTGGGCATTAAGCCAACCCATATTGTGGTGCCACCTTCGTTGGAAAAAGAAGCGGTGCGTTTATTAGAACGTGAGTTCCGTGCCGAAGATGGTGTAGCTGTCGATAACGAATTTAAAGGGCGTTTAACCCTTATCGTTGCAGATTATCTGTAAAAAAATCCCCCTGTATCCCCCTTTTTCAAAGGGGGAGCTTCTAAATTTAAACCCACTTTAAAGAGGCTTTAAATGTTATGGAAAAAGTTACTGAATTATTTAACGTGGTGGTGCAAAACCCTGTGGCAAATGGTTATCGGCGTGCTGGTTTTAGTTTACAGAAAGGCGAAAACCAACTCAGCCATATTACTGCCGAGCAGTTGGCGCAGATTAAAGCCGACATTCGTTTGGCGATTACTGACGCAACGCCAATGGCAGCCGATGATAAAGACTTATCAAAAGGGCTATCACAAGGCGATAAAAGTGAGCAAGGCGAAAAGGGTTTGGGCAGTGGCGTGTTACCAGCCGCTCTTACGGTAGAGCAACTGAAAGCCAAATTAACCGAATTCGGTGCAACCTTTAAGCCATCAGCAAATAAGCCTGAATTGGTGGCATTGTTGGAAGAGGTATTAAGCACCATTCCAAAAGGGGGTGAATAGCAATGTATGCACAGCTAGCGGATTTAATTCGCCTTTATGGTGAACAAACGCTGATTACGCTTACCGATAGAGAAATGAACCAAGAACTGAAGGCAGAAGTGGCAGAATTTGCCCTTGCTGATGCCAGTCAGACGATTGATAGCTATATTGGTGGTCGGGTGGGTTTACCCTTAAAAAGTCCGCCTGTGGTGCTTAATCGCCATTGCTGTGTGATTGCGCGTTACTTTTTAGAAAGCCATTCCCCCACAGATCCTGCTCGCAAAGAATATGAAGATAGCCTCAAATTTTTGCGTGATGTGGCATCTGGTTTAGTGACGTTGGGCTTAGATAAAAATGCCGAGGTGGTGGAAAACGAAAACCTTGTGCAGTTTGAAGCAGAGCCTAGTGTATGGGGTCGAAAACAAGCTAAAGGGTTTATTTGATGAGTGTGATTGCGAAAACCAGTAATGCGTTGATAGCCAAAATTAAAGCGCACTTTAAAGGGCGATTAAACAAGGTTGTCGAACATTCAGGGCAATGGGATGAGCAGACTATTCGCCAAATTGTGAATACTTACCCTGCGGTGTATGTAGCATGGCTAGGGCAAGTGCGTGATAACAGTTACTACGGTGTGAAGTCTCGCTGGGTGATTTATATCGTTACAAAAGTGCTAAATGGCAAGCCTACTGAACAGGTGGGAGCTTATCAAATTGTGGAGCATTTAACCGCCCTTTTACATGGTAAAAGCGTGGAGCCAAGTGGCAATTTTAGCTTGCAAAGCGTGCAAAATTTGTGGAGCTCGACCCAATCAGGCACAGGTGCGGTGGTGTATGCGATGTTTTTTGAAGCGGAACAGTCGATTGATTTTGAGCTGACGCAAACGGACTTACATTGCTTTAAGGTTTATCACCAACATCATCAAGACACCGCAGCGCACAATGATATTCATATTGAATTAGAAGGACTATGTTATGGAAACCATCAACATCAAGCCTGCACAGGCAAACATCAAGGTTCGTGACCCCGAGACCTTTGAGTTTTTAAGTGAGAAAGTGGAAGCAAAACCACGCAACGCCTATTGGTTGGCTCGTTTACGTGACGGGGATGTGGTTGTGGTTGAAAGCAAACTGAAAGGAGAAAAATAATGGCGATTTCATTTAATGATATTCCCAAAGCAAACCTGATTCCGTTAGCCTTTATTGAATTTGATAATAGCAATGCGGTCAGCGGTGTGCCTGAGCAGATTGAAAAAGTGTTAATGCTTGGCACAAAACTCGCTTCGGGCAATGCAACGCCGAATGTGGCTATCCGAGTGACATCCAGTACACAGGCCAAGACCTTATTTGGGCAAGGCTCACAATTAGCGGAAATGGTGAATGTCTTTAAACGCCATAATGATTTATCGGATTTGTGGGTACTCCCTTTAGAGGAAAAATCAAACGGTGTGGCAGCGACAGGTACGGTACAAGTGGTCGGTACAGCAACGAGCACAGGCGTATTGTCGCTAATGATTGCAGGTTATAACTTCAAAGTTGCGGTGGCAATTGGCGATAATGCGGCAACGCTGGCGGGCAAAATGGCTAAGCTAATTAAGCCTAATCTTGATTTACCTTTTACCGTGGAAGCCAGTGGCGATCGCTTAACAGTAACCAGTCGTACCAAAGGCGAATGTGGCAATGATATTGATATTCGTGCCAATTATTATGATGGTGAGCTGTTACCTACTGGGATTTCACTCAATATCACGCCTATGGCAAACGGGGCGATTAACCCTGATGTCGGGTTGGCAATTGCGAATTTAGGTGATGCGTGGTGGAAGTACATTATCAACCCATTTACGGATACGGAAAGCCTCAATTTGTTGCGCCCTGAATTAGAGCGTCGTTGGGGTCCGATGGCGCAGATTGATGGCTTATGCTGTATGGCAAAACGTGGCACGCACGCTCAAACCTCTACGTTTGGTACACAACGCAACGACCACTTATTTACCACCCTTGGCACTAATCTTGCACCACAACCTGCTTACATTTGGGCAACGGCATTTGGGGCGGTGTGTAGTAAATATTTAGCGATTGATCCTGCTCGACCTTTGCAGACGTTACCACTGGATTTATTGCCACCGAAAACCTCTGACCGTTGGGAGTATAACGAGCGTAATGTGTTGTTGTTTGATGGGATTAGCACTTATACGGTAGATACAGGTGGTCGCCCACAGTTAGAAACTGTGGTCACGATGTACCGCAAAAACCGCTATGGTGACACCGACCCAAGCTATCGTTTTGTGGAAACCATTGCGACGTTAAGCCGTTGGCGTTATGCCATTAAAGCCCGTATTTCGCAAAAATACCCCCGTCATAAACTGGCGAAAGATGGCACTCGTGTGTCGCCTGGTCAGGCAATCGTTACGCCACAAACCATTCGCACCGAACTATTTTCGCTGTTTACGGAGCTTGAATGGCAAGGCTTGGTGGAAGATTTTGAGCAGTTTAAGCGTGATTTACTGGTAGAGATTGATGAAAACAATCCTTGCCGAGTAAATGTATTAAGCAATCCAAATCTGGTTAATCAGTTCAGAATGTACGCTGAACGCACCGCATTCAAACTTTAGGAGTAAACAGAATGAAATATCAAGGCAGAGCCTTTATTCGCATCAATGGGGCGGAATACCCCTCTAATGAGGGTTCCACACTCACACTAGGCGGCTACACTCGTGCAACGGTGAAAGGACAGCGTGTGTATGGCTATCAGGAAACCGCAACCGAAAGCACGGTAGATGTCAAAATCCCAAACGGCAAAGGGATTGACCCAATGGCGATAAAGGATATGACTGATGCCACCATTGAATTTCAGACGGACATTGGGCAGAACTATTTGCTGGTCAATGCGTGGTGTGTTGATGATGTAACCTTAACTGATAAGGGCGAAATCTCAGCGAAATTTGCTGCAGCTGAATGCAAAGCAATTTAACAAGCGGTGCGATTTTCTTCATTTTTTGCAAATTTAAAGGACATTTAAATGACAATGACATTTCAGTTAAACACAGGTATTCCCTTCGGCTCTGGCGATGATGTGGAAATGCAAACAGAAGTCACCCTGCGAGCTTTAACCACTGGCGATATTATTGATGCACAGTTAGAAGCCGAAAAGCTGGTATTTCACAATGGCGAGCCTGTGTTAGTGAATAGCCCTGCGGTGTTTGGCTATGCCTTAATTCGCCGTCAGATTGCCAAAATTGGCAAAATCAATGGCCCAATTTCTATGGCACAACTTCGCCAACTCACGGGCGAAGATATGGAAATTTTAAACGCCTTTGTTGATGCCTCCGATGCTGCGAATGCTAAGCGAGTTGAACAACGGGGGCGATTGGATGCAGCAGGTGGCAACCCTTGAGCGAGCCGCACTGCTGTTAGCTAAAGCCTATCATAGCACCCCTGAGTGGGTGCTTTCTCAACCGATATTCGCTCTCCTTCGTTATGCCCATTATTTAGAGAAATCGTCTAATGAGTAAGTATTCCACCTCCTTTTATATCAATCTTGCGGGCAATCTCCCTTCGCAAGCACGCCGTTTTAGCGGGGTGATTAGCTCAATGGCAACACGCTCAACCAAAGCCCTAAATGGTATGAAAGCGGCAACTGCCTCGGCGATGTCGCAACTCACCTCCTTTAAAGGATTGGCGATGGGGGCACTTGCTGGGGCGGGTATGTCTATGGGGGCAAATTCCTTTATTCGTGCCGCAGCAGATGCCGAAATGGCTGCCATTCGGATGAAGCAGACTTTTGGTGAGCAAGGGGAAGCTGCAAACGCCTTTTTGAAACAATTTGCCACCCAAACTACGTTGCAATTTGGGGAAACTCAAAATGCAATGATGCGACTAAAAACCGCAGGTATTGATCCAATGAATGGGAGCTTGCAAGCCTTGGTGGATATGAATGCCAAAGTAGGTGGTGATTCTGCCAACCTTGAGGGCTATATTCACGCTTTAACTAAAGGCTATGTGAAAGGCAAGCTCACAATGGAAGAGATCAACCCGTTGCTTGAGCGTAATGTCAAAGTATTTGAGCTGCTTTCAAAGGCAACTGGGGGCAAATATACCGCTGAGCAAATGCAAGAAATGGCATCTAAGGGGCGGTTAGGGCGTAAAGCGATTGAGGCGTTATTACGTCAAATGGGCGAAGATGCCAAAGGTGCAGCCAAAGAGCAGATGAAAACCTGGGATGGTTTGGTCTCTAACCTTGGCGATACCTTTACCTCGATGCAGCAAACCATTATGGATAAGGGCTTATTTGATGAGCTGAAAAATGAGTTGCAAAGCTTGTTGGATTGGTTAAACCAGAAAATTGAGAGTGGTGAGTTTGATGAATTTGCCAAAGGCATTAGTGATAACCTTGTGGAGGCTATCCGAGCCTTAAAATCTGGGGCGGAAGAGTTAAAACCAATCCTTGATTCTGTTGGACAAGCGGTGAAATGGGCGGCAGAACAAACGGATGGCTATGGCAATTTAGCCAAAGTGATGTTGGCGGTGTATGGGGCAAATAAGCTACTTAATTCCACCACAGGCTCTGGCATTATGGGGAATGCGTGGAGTTTAGGTAAATGGGGCTATCAAAAACTTGGCAGAAAAAATAATCCGATAGCCAATGCCGCAGGGCAAATGGCTGTGGGTGGTGTGCAACCTGTTTATGTGACCAATTTTGGTGAGATGGGCTTTGATTTAGGCGGTGGAAGACGTAAGAAAGGTGGCAAGAAAAAACTACCGAATAAGCAAGGTGGAAAATCTAAGCGGTTACCTCCAAAACCAACAAAAACAAGCACACCGCCGATTTCTAATCAAGCCAA